GTTTGCTAGAGATAAAGCCCACAACAAGAAAGTTGATGTAAAACCCATAAACGCTGAACGAGCTTCTGATGATGGAGACCACGCAACTGTAAGACGTGGACAGTATTACCAAGCTTTCGTAAGCGAAGGAATAGCTGAAACAGTTGCAACAGGCGAGATGACGGTAGTTGACGCTGCTTCCCTCCTTGGTTGCACGTCAGCTACTGTGTCTCGTATGCTTGGTGCCTACAAGATTGACGTACGCAACGAAGTTGCAGGAGAAGATTGGGAACTATCTGATGACGCAAAGGATGCATTAGAAAATTTTGCTAACTTCCGTAACAAATATTTCCGAACCGAGTTGGGGGTACAGTACGAAACAGCAGACTTTCATACTAACTGGGTAAATAACATTATAGATAGTATAGAAAATGGTAAAGAGTTATTAATACTAAGCCCACCTAGACACGGTAAAACAGAATTGTTAATACACTTTGCTGTGTATCAGATATGTAGAAACCCTAACACTAGGATTATGTGGGTTGGTGGTAACGAAGACATTGCAAAGAATGCACTATCTGCTGTGCTTGATGTGTTAGATACTAATGAAGAACTACGTGAAGCTTTCTGTCCACCTGGTACATCTTTTAAACCCGACAATAGGTCAGGTAAGAACTGGTCACAGAATCAATTTACTGTAGGTACACGAACTGTTGCAGGTATTAAGTCACCGACAATGGTAGCTGTAGGTAAGGGTGGAAAGATTCTATCACGTGACTGTGACATAATTATTGCTGATGACATTGAAGACCATCAAACTACTATGCAACCTGGTGCAAGAGAAAGTACTAGACAATGGTGGACAACAACTCTATCAAGTCGTAAAGAGGAACACACTGCTATTGTTGTTATAGGTTCAAGACAACATCCTGATGATTTATATAATCACTTACTTGAATCAGATAACTTTACAAGCATTGTAGAAACTGCACATAATTTAATCTGTGAAATACCTGAACACTTAGAAGAAGAACACATAGATTGTATGTTATGGTCAAGCAAACGTTCTTACAAATGGCTAATGTCTCGATTACATTCTGCTGAATCAACTGGTGGTAGACAAACATTTGAAATGGTTTATTACAATCAAGCATATGTAGAAGGTACACAAATTTTTACTATGAACGTAGTTGACCAATGTATGCGACCTGACTTAGTACTAGGACAAGTATATAAAAACTTATATTTAGTAGCTGGACTTGACCCTGCATCATCAGGGTATCAAGCATCAGTGCTATGGGGTATAGACCAATACCGTGGTGAGTTATATCTAGTTGACCTAGAAAACAGAAGAGGTGGAGGTATTAGAGCTGCACTAGACCAAATGGCTGATTGGACACATAAGTACGATTGTAGACATTGGATAGTAGAAGAAAATGGTTTCCAAACAGCTATACGTCAAGATGCTGCAATAAAAGAATTTACATTACGTAGTGGTATAACAGTACAAGGACACTTAACAGGTAAAAACAAACACGACCCACTATATGGTGTAGGTGCTATGGCTGATTTGTTTGAAGCTAAAAAAATACACCTACCTACTGGTGATGGGGAATCTAGTGCTAAAGTACAGAAATATCGTCAACAACTGTTATACTTTGATGGAAAACCTGTTTCCAAAAGAAACAAAGAGAAAACTGACATAGTTATGGCTAGTTGGTTTCCAATGAAAGTTTTTAGGCGTATGCAAAAAGAGCATGCTGCTGATATAGGATTAGACTATAATCCAAGTTATGGAGATTATAAAATGACAGATATAAACGAAGCACCATGGGGATAGAAAACCTAGACATTAAAAACTATCAAGAGATAGTTAAAAATGCTGCTGAACTTACATCAGGTAAATTAGTACAAGAACGTCAAGTACAGAAAGCTAGAATAAAAGCAATCCTTAATGGTGGTGCTGATGGTATTAAAGCTTTACTAGGTAACACAATGGAAACCTCTGATGCTGATTTGTTACCAGCTCCTAACATGTTGCAGTCAGGTATAGACCGACTTGCACAAAAGATTTCAGGTATACCTCAAGTACGAGTAGATGTACCTAATGAAAATGATTCACAAAGAAGTAAAGTACGTGCAGAAAAATTAGAACGTATTGTTACTAACTATGATGAAAAACAAAACTTAACTTTACAATTAGCACAAGCATCTAGGTGGCTACCAGGTTATGGTTATTGTGCGTGGGTAATAACTACAAGAAGAGATAAAAATGGTTATCTTTATCCATCAGCAGAACTAAGAGACCCTTATGATACATTCCCAGGAAACTTTGGACCTGACCAACAACCAAGAGAAATGGCTGTTATTAGACGTGTTCCTAGATATAAACTTGCACAAATTTATCCAGAATTTTCTAAAGAAATTTTAAAGATAGATGAAGATGATACAGATTCACAATCAGATACAGCTACTCCGTTTATGTCTTATGAAAACAACAGAGAACAAGGTTGGGAAGATAACACATACTCTGGTGTACGTATTATTGAATATTACGACCAAGGCGGTACTTACGTAGTATTCCCAGAACGTAATATGATTTTAGATTTTATACCAAACGTATTATCTACACCACCATTTGTGTTTATGAAGAAATTTTCTTTTGACCAACTTAAAGGTCAATACGACCACGTAATAGGTTTGATGGCAATGATGGCGAAGATTAACATTATGTCAGCAATCGCTATGGAAGATAGCGTATTTACAGAAACCAACATATCAGGAGAGATAGAATCTGGACAATACAGAAAAGGTAGATTTGCAGTAAATTATCTAGCTCCAGGTACGCAGGTTTCTAAACCAATGAACAACATTCCGTATCAGTTGTTTCAACAAATAGATAGATTAGAACGACAGCTTAGATTAGTAGGTGGTTATCCAGTTACTGATGATGCACAGTCACCTAACTCTTTTGTTACTGGTGCTGGATTGCAAGAACTTAATGGTGCTATGTCATTAATGATTAACGAATATAGAGAAATAGTAAAACACGCTATTGTTGAAATGGACGCTAAACGTTTAGAAATGGACGTAGTAATATCTTACTCACAAGAAATTTCTAAAAAACCTATGGCAGGTTTCTTTAACGGTTCAGCTTTTGCAGAAAACTATTCTCCATTAGCAGATATAGGTGGAGACTTTAGAACAAGACGTATTTACGGTGTTATGGCTGGTTTTGATGAACCACAAAAAATTGTAACTGGTTTGCAATTACTACAAGCAGGTGTTATAGACGTAGAAACATTACAAGATAACATTGATGGTTTAGAAAATATAGCTAAAGTACAAGAACGTATTAGAAAAAATAAAGCAGAACAAGTATTATTTGATTCTATATTAGCTAGGTCAGCACAAGGAGACGCACAAGCAACTATGGCAGCTATTGCTATATATGAATATCCATCTGCTATAACTGATATAATGAAACAATTCTATACACCTGAAGAACCACAGATGTCTCCAGAGCAAGAAGCAATGATACAACAACAATTAGCACAACAGATGGGAGGACAAGGTGGACCTCCAACAATGGCACAAGCTTTTGGTATGTAAAATGGATGAATTTTTAGAAACAGAGTTTTGGGACATGATATACCAAGAATACGGTGTAACTGATGAATTAGACATATTGTCAGAAAATGTAACTGAAATTATAAATATACAAAAAGGTATAATTATATTAATAACAAAGGATTTTTATAATGGCAAAGAGTCGTAGAGGTGGAGCAAGACAACCTAGAAAACCAGCACCAGTAGCAGCACCAGGTCCTGGAGCAGGTGCAGGTCAAAATAGAACAGATGGTGGACCAGCTAGTTCCAAACAGCCTATTCGTAGAATACCTGGACAAGATTATGGTGAAGGTAAACAACTAGTAGAACAACAACAAGCTGCACCATTACCTAACAATCAAGGTATATCAGTACCAAGTCAACAAGGAATGTCTCAAAGACCTAATGTTTTTGGTGCAACAGATAGACCATCAGAACCAGTAACTGAAGGTGTTCCAATAGGAGACGGTAGTTTTCCTATAGAAGGAAATAGTGATACGAATATATTCTTAGCTGCATTGTATTCTCAAAATCCACATCCTGCTATAGCAGAATTACTAAATTCAGGTAATGAATGATATTTGGAGATTATTTTTTTGAAAAAGATTTTTTAAAAATCAAAGATAGACAAAACAGATTATATAAAAATTATCAAGAAATAGCTAAAGCTAATCCACAATTAGCAGAAAACGTTATAAACATAACAGAAAACAATCCTATGCTTCCTAAAGCTACAGTTAAAGCAGCTGCACAGCTTAATGAAGACCCTAACTCAGATAGATTAAACGAAATTAACTCACAACTGTATGAACAGTTTTCTAAGAAAGAAGCTGAAATCTGGGAGTTTATGAACGATAAGTATCAAAACACTGAATATGTAGATGATATGAGATTTACAGCTGCTAACTGGCTTAAAGGTGATACACAATATGGTGTGTGGATAGGTGCAGCTATGGACCATGTATTTGAAACAATTTCTAAATATAACCCATTACCTAATACTGGTTTTTATAAAGACGGTTTTCAAATAGATGTACAAGATAAAAGTGGTAATACAGTTACTGTTCCTAATCCAGATGCTCCTATGTCAGGTAGAGTCTTTCAATACATGTCTTCTGTTTTAGCTTACGACAAAATGTTAAGAGATGGTGTAGACCCTACTACTGCTATTAACGTACCAAGAATTGATATAAGTAAAACACAAGTAGCTAATTTAGGTATAGATACAGGTTGGTCTGGTCGTATAGACAAGTTAGTAGATGCATTTAAAGAAGGTCAAGAAATGGCTGGTGAAACAATTTATCAAGCTATGCGTATGAAAGTAGCTAACAACGAACCTATAAACTATGACAGAGATAGATGGTTTTTATTTTCAACTATTGATACAGAAAAAATGCCTCAATACAATGACTTAGTAAATATTTATGGATACACACCAGAAAAAGCTAAAGAACTTATTTATAAAAAAATTGGAGAACCATTAGCACCTTTAGACACACCTGGAGAAATAAACTACTTAAGTTCAGATAATCCTAATAAAATAAATTTTTATGCTGGTAGAAGAAACAAAGGATTTGTTTATAGTGCTGATGACCCTGGAAGAACTCAAGAAGGTTATCAACAGTTAGTTCCTTATTCACCTGGACGTTATCAAGCAGCTTTTGTATCAGCACCTGGTACAGAATCTTATAACAAACTATCTGGTGCTATTGATTTAACTTATTCAGCAGTTCCTGAATTATTTGCAGATAAAGCTGTTGGTCAAGTAATGAATCAATTTAAAAACCTTAGACGTGTAAATAAACTTTTAGACCAAGAAACAGGCGAAGTATTAGCTACAGGTAAAAGATTTAAACTTAATCAACAAGGTTTAAGAAAAGAAGCTGAAGAACAAATTGCTAAAGATATAGAAGGTTTATCTGGTGAAGGTATTAAAGAGTATATGTTAAGTGCTAATGCTAAATTAAAAGCTATTGATAATGGTGCAGCAAGAGTTACTAAAGCTACTAATAGACAAGTAAAACAGTATGGTTTTTTTGGTGAACGTGTACCTAAATTTTTTAGACAAACAAAAGATGAATTTTTAGATACACCGTTTATGAATCAATTATTTTATTCGTTAGCTGACGAAACAGATGAAATGGTTATAAAAGCTAATCCATTCTTTAGAAATTTAGATGGTAGATTTGTTGGTAGAGTTGTAGAAGAACAAAACCCTGCAAAAATTAAAGAGTTGTTTGGTTCTTTATTAGACGAAGGTGTAAGTATTGGTAAATACACCAGCAAAGGTTTTGCACAAATAGATACTATGCCTAAAGTTGCATCTTTTGCATTAAACAAAGCATTAGTAAGTACAGCAAAAACTGGTAAAAAATTACAAAGTTCTACAAATGTTGGAAAACAAATAGCTGGTAGAGCATTATCTACAATAGGAAATGAACAAGCAGCATTTAGAAGTGCTAGAAGTTATTTAGGACAAGGTTTAAATATTGCAATGTCTCCTTTACGTAATACACCTAACAAAAAGTTTTTATCTGTATTAAAACCATTGTCAAGAAATGATGGAATTATTGACGGAACTATAGCAGCTAGTAGATGGTTACCTAAAAAAGAACAGTTAATAGAAGCTGCTTTAAATGCTAAATCTAATGTAGAAGAGTTAACAAGTATCACAAGTAAAAAATATGAAAAAATGTTAGGGTTTAACTCTACTTTTAATGCTGGTAGTACTCCTTCACAACAAAGAATGTTAGGACTAATACCTGAAATGGGTTTACCTTTGAGAAACTTTTCACAAGCTTATGACCAGTTGTTTGCACATTTACAAAGTACAGGTTATGACTCAGCAGTTGGTTCTCAAATACTACAAGAATTTAGAGGATTAAAATACCAAGACCATAGAACTATTAGAAAGTTTGCTTATGAACAAAGAGTTAGAGATATACAACATGTTAAAGCTAAAGGTGGTAATCACGAAATTATGGCTGAAGCTTTAGAAAATTATTCTAAAAGTGAAGAAGATAGATTTATTATGTTTATTAACGAATTTGGGGATGATATGCCTTTTGCAGGAAACATGTCTGAAGGTTTAGAAAAAATGACTTATAAAAATTGGGATGGTACAGATAGAGAAGTTATCATACCTACTGCACATCTTATGTCTGAAATGGCAGATAACTCAGTACAGTTAACAGATTATAATTTAATGAAACGTTCTATGTCTTCATTGTTTACTTATTACGATGATATGAACTCTTTAAGTCAAACATTTACAATACCTATTAAAAATGCTAAAGATTACGTAACTAAATATAAATTTGGATTTAGTAAAGAATATGCAGAAAATCCTTTTATAGATTACACAACAGGACAATTAAAAGGTATACCTGTAGATAAACTAGGGCAAGATGCTGTAACTTTAGCTTTAGATTATTACAACCGAAATATATTTAAACCAGCTGTTTTATTACGATATGCTTTTTTTAGTAGAGTGTTTTTAGAAGAATCAATGCGTTTTGCCGCAGGTCATATGGAT